AGCTTTGGTTACTCAGATCCTAGATGTGTTTACGCGTCACAAGGTTCGTAAAAAATACTGGATCCTCCCAGATCAAAGAAGGCGCTTGTAAGAGCGCCTTTTTTGTTTTAAAATACAATTTACCCAAGACTTAACAGACAACTAAAAGGAGGTTGACATGGGCACAACTACTTTCTCCGGTCCAATTAAAGCCGGAACACTAAAAGAAACAACAGGAAGTACAGTCGGTACTGATGTTGCTAATACTGGATTTGTATTAATGGCACAATCTGCAAATATTGTTTATGCTGCAAATGGCACTACAACTACTATTGCAACTTTACCAGCAAACAGTCAAATCTTTCAAATCACTTTAGATGTAACTACTGCTTTTAATGCAGGTACAACTAATACAATTGATTTTGGAGATGGCACAACTGCTGATAAATATGCAGATGCATTAGCCGCTGGTTCTCTAGCAAGAGTTCTTGCTACTTCTGATGTTTCACAAATTACAAACTTAGTTGATGTAGGTACTTCAGACGTTCAAGTCGTTGCTACTTATAATCAATCAGGTTCTGCAGCATCTGCAGGTGCAGCTACTGCTACTGTATTATATTTACAAAACAGAAATCTAAGCTAGAGGTTAATAATGTTTGGTATTAAAACAAAACAATTAACTGCAAGTGGACAAGTTACCACTAAAGTATCAGCAGGTGGTAACACTCTTAGTGCACCCGCTCGGGTGGTAGGATTAACTGTTCAATGTGGTGCAACTGAAGGTAGAATTGATTTGGTAGATGATGGTGCAAGTGGCACTGTTAAATTTACTCAAGTTACGCCTGCTATTAAAGCAGGAGCAGGGGACATGCTTCAAATTGATTTTCCTGAAATGGGATTAAAATTTGATACCGATCTCTATGTTTTCTTTAATCACGCTACTAAAGTTAATGTAATTTATGGCTGATAATCAGCCAGCAAAAAATAAAAAAAATTTCCGCCCCACTAAATCTGGGGCGGGAATGACTAAAGCTGGGGTTAAAAAATATAGAGCCATGAACCCTGGTTCCAAATTAAAAACAGCTGTAACAGGTAAAGTTAAAAAAGGTTCTAAAGATGCTAAAAGAAGAAAATCATATTGCGCAAGAAGTGCAGGACAAATGAAAAAATTTCCAGGTGCAGCTAAAAATCCTAATTCAAGATTACGTCAAGCAAGAAAACGTTGGAAATGTTAAATGAGAATACTTTTTTTTATATTATGTTTTGTTTTAGTTTTTAGTGCAATTAGTAGTGCTAACGGAGCAGATACAAATACTGTTTCAAGCACGGTAGTAACAAATAATACACCACCGACTGCTTCGGCACCATCGGTGGTGGTTAATAATTCAGATATATGTAAGACAGCAGTGGCAGGCGCCGTGCAGACCCAGATTTTAGGTATTAGTAGTGGGGTTACCGTCACTGATGAAAACTGTGAAAGAATAAAATTAGCAAGATCATTATATGCATCAGGCATGAAAGTTGCGAGTGTGTCAATTTTGTGTCAAGATTCTAGAGTATGGGATAGTATGGCTATGGCAGGTACTCCTTGTCCTTACATGGGTGCTATTGGAGAAGAAGCATCAAAAGGATGGCAAGAAAATCCTGATATGATTCCAGAAGGAAGTTTTGTGTTAGCTAAAATGGAACAAGAAGAAAGAAAAATTAAAAAATCAGAAGGATTAACAGATGGGCAAAAGTTGGCTAAATTTATTTTATTTGGTATGGCTATGCATTCTGGCATCGTGGCCTTCTTCCCTTAGAGCAGAATGTCCTGTTACTGCAACAGGATTATGTACTCCAGGTGTTGAAGAAACAATTGTTATAGATGAAGTTGAAACAATTGAATATGAAGCTGATGGTTATACAGTTACAACAGATACTACCACTACAACTACAACAGTAACTACAACCAATCCTGATTCAGGAAATATTCTTGATGGAGATGCGGGATATGTTTCATCTAAATATGAAGGAGACATGGATATTGATTGGGGTGGACAAGGACCAGCATCAATGCCATCTGGCAATTCGTGTTATAATTTAGGAACAGATAAGTGTGCACAAATAACCGGATCGGGTAATTCAACATCAACAATGGGTGTATCTGGTATGGGAACAACATTTATTAATACAATAGATATATCCGAACTTGATATAGAAAATGGTGGTAGAACTAATTATTCTATAAAAGTTGATAAAAGAGATCCTCAAGATAGGATTTACATGCACATAACTGGAAAAAATGGAAATACAAGTGTGTTTGCTGGAACAGATATATTATCAGAATCAGGTGTAACTAGTGGGTATCAAGAATACACAGGTGGATTTGATTTTTCAGGAACAATTACAAAATTAATTGTAGAGGTAGGGGGAAGGGATGTGTCTCTTGCAATCGGACCGCTTTTTGATGATGTGCAAATAAATGTACTTTACAATGTAATTTCTACAATAGTTACAGAACATATACTTAGTGTTGAAATGTGGGTGTCTTATGGAGGCAGTACAGAAACAGAAGTAATAGATATAGTAGAAAATATATTTGAACATAATGACATAGTAATGCCTGACGCTCCAGGTGATGATATGTATTTTGAACCAGAATTTGACGAACCAGATATGGAAATGTCTTATGACACTGTTGAAATGGAAATGGATTTTGAAATGGATTTTGAAATGCCAGATATGGAAATGGACTTTGAAATGCCAAATGTTGATATGGATGAAATGGAAGTAGCAGTTTTAGATATTGAAATGGAAATGGAATTAGAAATGCCTGATCTTGAAATGCCAGAACCAGAAATGGATATGCCTGACATGGAAGTATCAGAACCAGATATGGAACCTGAAATAGAAACTAAACCTGAAATAGAAGAAGTTAAAGAAGAAGCTCAACCAGAGCCGGAGGAGGTACAAAATGAACCTATTAAAGAAGATATGGAAGAACCTCAAGAAGATGTGGCTGAAGAGACAGAAAACGAAGAAAGCGTATCAGAGACTAAAACAAATGAGGATAAACCAGAAGATATGGAAGAAACAGAAGATAAAGGTGAAGCCGAAGAGAAACCTGTAAAAAAACCAGAATCTAAAAAAGAAAAAGCTGCAAAGAAAATAGTCAAGAAAATGGGGGATAAGGGTAGATATGACTCAACAAATCAGTTAAAAACATTAATTGTAATGCAGGTGTTGGGTGATACAAAAACTTTTTTTGACTCACAAAAACAACTAAATGATAGGCAAGGATTTTTTACAGATTACATGATACCTGATACACAAATAGAAAATAATAATATCGCACAATATTATTTATTTGGAGGTAGTGAAGGATTAATGAACGACATGATAATGCAACAATGGCAGACGGATTCGGAGTAGCTATGGCAGAAATGGAATTTGCGGGTATTAAATTTAAAGGCGGAAAAATATTCGTGATTCTTACAGCATTAACTACACTTGGTGGTGGTTTATGGGGTGGTTTTGAATTCTACAAAGACTACCTTAACATGAAAGAACAAATACAGAATTATGTAGCTCCAGATTTATCAGAGTTTGATAAAAACATTGCACTAACAAAAGAAGAAATGTCAAGCAAGACAGAACTTTTACAAACAGAAATAGAAATGTTAATGGGTGAAATGGAAATGATGATGCAGGAAATAAGACTTGTTTCTGATGTGGCTAATGAACTTAAAAACGATTTACGTCAAGATGTTCGCAGAGTTGAATCAATTGTTAATGATGTTGAACAACAAGTAAAAGAAGATTCTAGAGATAATGCTAAAGATTTAAAATCTACAATTGATACTTTAGAAGATGATATGAAAAAATTAGAAGATAGAATAAAACAAGCACAAAAAGAATTAGAAGAAAAAATAGATAAAAGGATTAAAAGCGCATTAGAAAATCCTTTAGGAGGGTAAAATGAAAATTTCGGATAACACAGCGATAAGTATGCCTGTCAGAAATCTTTTAGGCCTGATCGCAGCCATATCACTTGGTATATTTGCCTACAGCGATTTGACTCAAAGAATTACGGAACTTGAGACTGCAAGACAATTAATGGAAGCCGATTTGTTAAAAAAAGCTGAGCAAACGCCTGTGGATATGGAGCAATCAATGATTTTGGAATGGCTTGGAACTAAAAATGCTACGATGGAAGCAGAACTTGAGTCAATGATGCATAATAAAGTGAATATCGAGTTCCTAAAAGAGCAGGTAACACAGATGCAAAAAGACGTGGAATTGCTAAAGGACAAGGTTAGACAGAACGGAGCACCAGAATGAAAATTGTTGCAGTAATAATTTTATTTGTATTTGGAAATATGAATGACCAGGAAACACAAATGACACAATATATTCCTATGGCTAATGCAGGTGAATGTTTATACGAAAAACGAATGTTAAAGAAAAATAAAGATTTTCCTAAAGATGCTTTTTGTGGTCCTGCTTATGTAGAAATAAGTGATGATGGAGAAGTGTTAAAATTATATAATGAAGTTCCAGAAGGAGCTACATTGGTTAATGAAAAAATAACTAAAGAAGCTATGAAAGCTTGGACACTTAGAGCAAAGGAAAAATGGAACCAGTAACAATAGCTTATATATTTTTTGGAACTTTATGGGTTATAGGAGCTATAACATATTTATAAAGTATGGCTAAAACAACTTCTAACGAATACTTTACACCGATTAAAAAAAGAACAAGTATAGGACATTCCAGTAGGTCAAGACCTAAGAACAAAAGAAAGAGATTAACATGGAAAAAATACAACCGTCAAGGCAAGATATAATAAAGGACGTTAGACTTTGGTCTAAAAACTTTTTAGAGGTATCTAATGTACATTTAGGTGGGGTCCCTGCATGTCCTTTTGCTAAAAAAGCATGGGCTGATAATAAGGTTTGGATTTTTGTTAAAACTAAACACAGCACTTACAAGAAAGAATTAAATAATTGTTTAAAAAACTTAGATTTTACTAAAAAAGAAATATTGATATTTTGTGATCCCTATTACAGCTATTCTCCTGATGAATTGCATTTAGCTACAGAAGACTATAATGAATGGTATAATAGAAAAGACATATATTTTATGAGTTTTCATCCATCTAACCCAGCTACTGAGTCTGAGCAACAATTTCTGGTGTCTCCAACTAAAAATAAAGAAGCACATGAGTCTTATCCTAATTATAAATATTCTATGATGCTAGTACAAAAGTTCTCGCAATTACAGCGAGCTTCTGATAAATTACATAAACAAGGCTATTATAGGTTATGGCCTGACGAGTACTATCAAGACGTTGTGGTATCTCGTGCTAATAAGTATAAAAAGATCAATGGAGGTCTATCATGATGGGCAAGAAAAAAATGGCGATGAAAAGAGGCGGCGGCAGTATGGTTAAAAAACGTGCTGGTGGCGGCGGTATTAATCAACATAAAAGAATGGCGATGGGAATGAAACTTAAAGACGGTGGTTCGGTTGGCAAGAAAAAACAAGGCTACAAGGATAGAAAAGATGAATCTATTGCTATGAGAGTTAAAAAGAAAAGAACTAAAAAACAATTACGTGATAGTGCAAATGAATCATATGGTAAGTTTGGTAAAGGCACTGGCAAAGGAGTTATTAATAAACGTGGTGGCGGTATAGCTAAACGTGGCATGGGTATCGCTAAGTAATTAAATGCCCACTTATGCAAGCACATCCACTTTTGATTTCTCTATTGATGAAATAGTTGAAGAAGCTTTTGAACGATGCGGTTTACAAGATCGTACAGGATACCAACTTAAAACCGCTCGTCGTTCTTTAAATCTTCTTTTAGCTGAATGGTCTAATAGAGGTCTTAATCTTTGGACAATACAAAAACAAACAGCAGCATTAGCTGCTAATACTATTGAATTAAGTGGAACTGCCTTATATGGAACAGCAGCAGCCGATGCTTCTCAAATTGTAGAAATAACAGATGTTGTAATTCGTGATTCAAGTAACAATGAATATTCTTGTTCTCCAATAAGTAGATCTACATATTTAAATTATACTGTTAAAACTTCTGGTGGTAGACCAACGCAATATTATTTTGAAAAAACAATTAATCCAAAATTATATTTATATCCAGCAGCTGATTCTGCTTATACAGTAGTTTACTATGCTATGTTGAGAATGAAAGACTCAGGTGATTATACTAATAATAATGAAATACCTTTTTCTTTTTTACCTTGTTTAACTGCAGGTTTGGCTTATTATATTTCAATGAAATATGCTCCTGATAGAATATCAATATTAAAAGGGGTATATGAAGAAGAATTTAGAAGAGCAGCAGATACTAATAGAGAAGATGTAAGCTCTCGTTTTGTTCCTGGCAATACTGCTTTACAATGGTGGAGTTAAAATGGGACGTTATTCATCAGGAAAATTTGCTTTAAGAATATCAGACAGAGACGGTCAAGCTTATCCTTACAATGAAATGGTACAAGAATGGACAGGTTTATGGGTACATACTTCAGAATATGAACCTAAATCTCCTTTATTAAATCCGACTAATCATCCAACAGACGCACAATCTTTGCAACATGCTAAACCACAAGTAGTTAGTGTTACTATACCTCTTGGAGGTAATTATATTGATCCAGCACTAGGGCAAAATATTTTTGATACACAAATGCAAACTATTCAGCAATGGAATCCAATTCCTGCGCCAGGAGCCTATGAAACTGTACAGGTAAGAACAATGACACCTTTAAGTGGTGGTTCACAAGCTAATCAAGACACAATAATGAATACTCAATTAGGAACAGTAACGGTGGCAATATCATGACAACTTTTGCAGAATTACAAACACAAATTAGAGGTTATACAGAAACATCTTCTGATGTTTTAACAGACACTATTATTAATGATTTTATCTTACAAGCTGAACTTCGCATATTTAGAGAAGTAGATTTAGATGTTTTTAGGTCTTATCAATTTACTACGTTAAGTGTAGGAAATGAATTTATTGTATTACCAGGAGCTACTCCTAGCACCATGTCATTTGTTCGTACCGCATCTATATATCCAACTGCTGGAAGTGATGCAAATGTAAGAACTTATTTAATGCAAAAAGATATTAGTTATATGACTGAATATTGGCCTAACAGAACCACTCAAGGCAAACCAAAATACTATGCTATGTGGGATCAAAATACATTATATGTTGCGCCAACCCCTGATTCAGCATATAAGATAGAATTAGCTTTGAATCGTAATGAGACAGGGCTTTCCGCAACTAACACAACAAGTTGGGTTAGTAATAATGCGCCACAAGTATTATTATATGCTTGTCTTATAGAAGCATTTAAGTTTCTAAAAGGACCATATGATTTGCTTGCACAGTACGAAAAAAGCTATCAAGAAGCTGTACAAAGACTTGCAATAGAACAACAAGGAAGAAGACGGAGAGATGAATACCAAGACGGTGTTATTCGTTTACCTTTGCCTTCACAAAACCCATAGGAGAAAAAAATGGCAATAGCACAAGCAGTTTGCAACACATTCAAAAGAGACCTTTTAAAAGGGTTTCATGATTTTGCAAGTGGTGGTAGTTCTTTTAAAATTGCACTATTTACATCAAGTGCAAGTTTAGGAGCATCTACAGAAGATTATTCAACAACTAATGAAATTTCAAATACATCTGGTACAGCTTACTCACCAGGAGGGCTTGCTTTAACTGGTCAATCAGTTACAGGTAGTACATCAGCATCAACAGCATATGTAGATTTTTCAAGTGACCCTCAGTGGACATCTGCAAGTTTTACAGCTAATGGAGCAATGATTTACAACACAACTACTGATGGCGGTTCGGGAACAACGGATGCAGTTTGTATTTTAGCTTTTGGTTCTGACTTTACAGCAACCAATGGCACATTTACTGTTCAATTTCCAGCACCAGGCACAAGTACAGCTATACTGAGATTATCGTAGGAGTTTAACATGGCATTGATTATCAATGATCGTGTTAAGGAAACCACGACAACAACAGGAACTGGAACTATAAATCTTGCTGGAGCAAGTGGTGGATTTCAAACTTTTGTTGCTGGGATTGGTACGACCAATACAACATATTATTGTATTGCAGCTCAATCAGGAACAGAATATGAAATTGGTATAGGAACGGTAACTGATGCAACACCTGATACTTTATCAAGAACAACAATTCTTGAAAGTACAAACAGTGATGCTGCTGTAGATTTTTCAGCAGGTACAAAAGATGTATTTTGTACATATCCAGCAAAACGTGCACCTTCTCCTAGCATGGATGCAACGGCATATGTAACAACACACAATTCTACTTTAAGTGATGATCAAACAATAGACTCAGGAGTTTTAGCAGGGCCTGTAACAATTACAGGGACACAAACAATAACAGGCAATTTAGTAATAATATAATGGCTAGCACAATAAAAGTTAATACTCTTACAACGCAATCTGGTTCAACTTTAACAATCGGAGAATCAGGTAAAACTATATCTTTAGCTTCTGGCGCTACGTCAAGTGGTTTTGCTGCTCTTGATTGGCAAACATCAGATATAAAAACTTCTACTTTTACTGCTGTAGCAGGCAAAGGGTATTTTGTTAATACAACAGGTGGAGCTATAACAGTAAATTTACCTGCTGGTTCAGCAGGTGCACAAATAGGTTTATTAGATTACGCAGGTACATGGGATTCAAACAATTGTACTGTAGCCGCAAACGGTTCAGAAAAAATTCAAGGTCAAACTGAGGATGTTGTTTTTTCTAGAGATAGAGAAGCTTTACAAATAGTTTATGTAGATTCAACTCAAGGTTGGCTTGTTACTAGTGTTGCTGATCAAGGCGGAACAGTTCCAGCATTTTATGTTACAGCAACTGGTGGAACAATTACAACGTCAGGAGATTACAAAATTCATACATTTAACTCTACTGGAACATTTACTGTATCTTGTGCAGGTAACGCTTCAGGCTCAAACACTGTTGACTATATGGTCATTGCAGGTGGTGGTGGAGCTGGTTACAGATTAGGTGGTGGCGGTGGCGCTGGTGGATTCCGAGAATCCGTACCAAGTCCTGCCGCATGGACAGGCTCACCTTTAGCAAATCCAGGTGGTTCACTTCCT